TATGAATAAGGATTTAAAATTTTATGACAATAGCACTTCTACTTCTATCGTTAGTCGTGGTATTACTTCGGCTACTTGCATAGCCTACGGGGTAAGACAGGACACTGGCAAACACTACTATCCATACTATGATGCTGAAGGAGTGATGACGGCAGTTAAGACTAGGGTAGTGGAAACTAAAGACTTTAGTATTGCTGGAGACTTTAAAGATGCGATGCTTTTTGGACAAAATCTATTTACTAAAGCTGGTCGCTACTTAACTATTTGCGAGGGTGAATTAGATGCACTAGCGAGTTATCAGATGCAGGGTAGTAAGTATCCTTGTGTATCGGTACGCAATGGCGCACAAGCAGCTCTAAAAGATTGCAAAACGCAATACGAATGGATTGATTCATTTGAGAATATTGTGATTTGTTTTGATGCTGATGAGCCGGGGCAGAAAGCAGCACAGGCAGTAGCGGAGTTGTTTGGTGGCAAAGTGAAAGTAATGAAGCACAAGAAAGGATACAAAGATGCATGTGATTATCTTGAGAATAGTGCAGGTAAAGAATTTATTGATTCTTGGTGGGCTGCTGAGTCTTATATCCCTGATGGAATTATCCAAGGTAACAGTCTGTGGGAATTGGTATCAACTCCTATTGAAAAGGCTGATTGTGACTACCCTTACGAGGGACTCAATAAACTCACATATGGCATACGCAAGGGGGAACTTGTCATGGTCACTGCAGGAAGTGGACTTGGCAAATCGCAATTTTTGCGAGAGATTGTATGGCACATACTTAACAAGACAACTGACAAGATTGGACTTATGTTTCTTGAAGAGGGAGTGCGTAAAACTGCTCGTTCCCTCATGTCTTTGGCAGTAAACAAACCGATTCATTTACCTGATGTTGATGTATCACCGGAGGAACTGAAAGATGCTTTTGATAGAACTTTGGGAAGTGACCGCATTTATTTGTTTGACCATTTTGGTAGCACTTCTTTGGAGAACATTGTCAATCGTGTCCGGTACATGGCTAAGGGTCTTAATTGTGGCTATGTTTTTCTTGACCATCTATCTATTATTGTATCTGGTGGTGATGTGGGAGACGAGCGTAAAGCACTCGATGCCATTATGACGAAATTGCGGATGCTGGTGCAGGAGACTGGGATTAGTTTGATTTGTGTTTCACATTTAAAAAGACCTGAAAGTAAAGGACATGAGGAAGGTGCTGCGACATCGTTAGCACAGTTGCGTGGCTCAGGTGCGATTGCACAGTTATCAGACATTGTAATAGGACTAGAGCGTAATGGACAGGCAATGGACATGATTGAGCGCAACACTACTTCAGTACGAGTATTAAAAAATCGCTTCAGTGGCTACACTGGTAATTGTGGCGCATTGTTGTATAATGGACAAACCGGAAGAATGTTAGAGATACAGGACACACTATGAAAGATTTAGTCGAAGCAGCAAGAGAGTATGCGAAACAGGATGAGTATTCTGTCACTCGCAACTACATCAACGCATTGTGTCTAGAGATAGACCGACTGCGTACACTTAACAAGGATGTCTTTGGTCGCATACAGGACAATAAAGAAATCTATGCTGATGCAGAGCGTTATCGCTGGCTACGCAGTGCATCGTGGGATGTTGATACTAGCCTAGTGGCTCCGTCTGTGATTGCCTGTAATGGCGACATGAGCGAATGGCGATGGATGATTGGAGACGAGATTGATTCTGCCGTTGATAAGTTTATTGCGGAGGGTAAATGAGTTTTACAATCATGCAGCATGATGGCATGAAAGTGATTCAGTGGTTTTTTAGCATAGACGAACTAATTGTTAGCATGAAAAATAACCCTAAAGATAGGTACTGGAGAAATGTGTAATGGTTTGGAAATGTCCACCACTACATTTACCGAATTGGAATAATCATTGGAAATGGAAAGAAGATATGAGTAAGAAAAGTATTAAATTAGATAGTTTTCACTGGATTGCGGAGAATGGCGCAATTGAATATGGGTTTTACTTTGGTGACACCGATGAACCTATTCAGTTCAGCACTACTCTAAAAGAACTGGTACGAGACACAATAGAAGCTTATCGCCTACCTAGTGGATTTATTGCAGATTGTCATAAAGAAGATATGCAACGATTGATTAATTCTCTTAAAGCTGCACAGAACATTATCCAACATGAATTGAATCGTTTTGAAAGTCTAGAAGACAATGATTAAATGGACAGGGACAACGCTATGCTTAATTGGTATTGCGTTGACCAGTCTTAATATCTTTCCACTCAATCTTTGGTTTGGGTTTATTGGCAGTGGCTTGTGGGCATGGTCTGGAGTACAGCAAAAAGACTATGCTTTATTTGTTGTTGAAGCAGTTGCAGTATTGATGTATCTAGGAGGTTTGATAAAACTATGCTTATGAACAACGACAAAAGATTTGACCTTGACCTACAATACGGACAGGTCTTTGAACAAAAAGTAGCGGATATGCTGCAGAACAGCAAGATAGAAGTTAAGACTGAGCGAGACAAGTGGAGTAGCACAGGTAACATCGTGGTTGAGTTTGAGAGTCGTGGTCGTCCTAGTGGAATTGCTACTACTGAAGCAGACTACTGGTTTCATAACCTTGCAAAAGGTGATGATATTGTGATGACTCTAGTGTTTCCGGTATACAAACTACGCTCCTATATTGCTAAAAATATGCCCAAGATGATTCGTGGCGGAGATGACAACACTTCAAAAATGTACTTGATTAGTCTTACTGATTTAGTTACAATCATCGAATGAGAATAATTCTTGACATCGAAACCAATCTAGCACACGATAAGATTTGGTGCGTTGTTACTCGTAACATTGACACAGACGAATGGTTCAGTTTTAAGACTCCTGAGTTGTTGCAGACTTACTTGAACAACGCAACTGAAATTGTGGCTCACAATGGAATCTTCTTTGATTTCCCAGTGTTAAAGAAAGTTTGGGGGATTACTGTAAAGAAGTCACAAGTAGTAGATACACTGGTAATGTCTCGTTTATATAATCCATCCATTGAAGATGGACACAGTCTTGCTGCATGGGGACAACGACTAGGATTTGCTAAAGGTGCGTTTACAGATTTTGATGGTGGTTACACAGATGAAATGCGGGACTATTGTGTCCAAGATACGCTAGTAACAAAACAGTTGTATATACACTTAACTCAGGAGATGAAAAATGATTTCTCGAAAGAAAGTATCACACTCGAACATGAGGTCGCAATCATTATTGCAGAGCAAGAACGCAACGGCTTCAAGCTTAACGAAGCAATGGCTTTACGGTTATTGGCTGAACTTAAAACTAAGCTGGACGCTATTCAAGTTGAAATGGCTGCAATCTTCCCCAACAAGGTCACCACTGGACGAGTTCACAAAACATCGGGCAAGCCACTCAAAGACATCATCGAGCCGTTTAATCCCGGCAGCAGACAGCAAATTGCAGAAAGACTCATTGAAAAAGGTTGGAAGCCGAAAAAGCACACCGAAAAAGGCTCAATCATCGTCGACGAAGAAGTCCTCGAAAGCCTTGACTTCCCAGAAGCGAAAACCTTAGCAGAGTACATGATGCTACAAAAGCGGATAGCACAGATTGATAGCTGGTTAGAGGCTCTTGGTAAGGACGGTAGGGTTCATGGTCGTATTATTACTAATGGTGCTGTCACAGGTCGTATGACACACATGAAGCCTAACATGGCACAAGTACCCAACAGTGGTAGTCCTTACGGACACGAGTGTAGGGATTTATGGACAGTAGAAAAAGGATATAAGTTAGTTGGCATTGATGCTTCAGGATTGGAGTTACGAATGTTGGCACACTATATGAATGACAATGTATATACACATGAAGTTGTATCGGGCGACATCCACACAGCGAATCAAACCGCTGCTGGGTTGCAAACGAGGAACCAAGCTAAGACTTTTATCTATGCCTTCCTATATGGCGCAGGAAGTGCCAAAATCGGGTCGGTTGTTGGAGGTTCTGCGAAAGAAGGACAGAAACTCATTGATTCTTTTTTACGAAATACACCGAAGCTTAAAGCTCTTAGAGAGAAAGTGGCTCGTATCTATGCTCAAAAAGGATGGCTACCGGGTCTTGACGGACGCAAGTTACTCGTTCGTGCGGAGCACTCGGCGCTCAACACGCTATTGCAAGGTGCAGGTGCAATCGCCATGAAGCAAGCATTGGTTCTATTAGCAAAAGAACTAAAGCGTAGAAAGATTCAACATAAGTTTGTCGCTAATGTTCACGATGAGTGGCAGATTGAAGTTGAAGAGAGTCGTGCTGAAGAAGTTGGAATAATGGGGACAGAGTCGATTAAAGAAGCTGGTATAGTATTGAATATGCGCTGTCCTTTGGACGGAGAATTTAAAGTAGGTAACTCATGGAAAGAAACTCATTAATGATTCCTCATATTGTAGCTTTTGGTGGAGGTGTTGATTCTACTGCAATGATTATTGGCATGATAGAAAAAAAAATGCCAATTGATTTAATCATGTTTGCAGATACAGGTGGAGAAAGACCGAACACTTATCAACACATCAAAGTTTTTAACAAGTGGCTTATCGATAAAGGATATGCTGAAATTGTTGTTGTTGAGAGAGTGCGTCGTGATGGCTCTCGTGAAACATTAGAACAAGAGTGTCATCGTAGGCACAATCTTCCGTCTATTGCGTATGGGTTTAAAAGCTGTTCACAGAAACACAAAATCGCACCACAAGATAAGTATCTAAACCATTGGAAACCTACACAAGACTGTTGGAAATCAGGTAACAAAGCTATTAAATATATTGGGTATGATGCTGGAGAATCTCGTAGAGCTGATAACGCAGCTAAGAGAGACGACCCTAAGTATGAATATAGGTATCCTTTGATTGATTGGGGGTGGGAACGAGAAGATTGTTTAGAAGCAATTGATAAAGCAGGTCTTCCTAATCCGGGTAAATCTGCTTGCTTTTTCTGTCCATCATCTAAAAAACATGAGATAATAGACCTGTATAAAACATATCCTGATTTATTACAAAGGGCTATTGCAATAGAAGACCAAGCAGAATTAACAAGCATTAAAGGACTAGGTCGTAACTATGCTTGGAAAACGATTATTGAATTACATGAAGCCCAACTACCTCTGCCTTTTACAGGTTTTGAACTACCTTGTGACTGTACTGAATAGGAAAAGAAATGAAAAAAGAAAAAGATGAAAACCTACTAGGGATGGTGGCAATATCAGCATACAAAGATGGGACATATTCGCTAAGTTCGTCTTTTGATATTGAAGAGACTCATGAGCTTCTTAAAGATGCGTTGCTTGATATTGAAGATGGAACACTTGAAGCCAGTCTTGATTATTCTACTGCAACGCTTCAGTAAGTTTATCACATTATGAAATATAAGAGTTGTAAGTTGTTGTATAATAAACAGGCAGTATTTCTAAACCGTAGTAGATAAGGAGAATCAAATGGAAATGAAACCAGTAAAAATTCAAGCAGA